ATAAAAACAGCCCCTTAAGACGGCGGCAACCGTCGGGGGCATGTAAAAACATTGATACTGCCATTGTAAGGCAAAGGAGGCAAATATGCAAGAGGGATTGAAAATTAAAACCGTGACGGGGCAGGAATTTACGGTAACAGGGCCGGTTGAATATCGGGATGGTGTGTACTATTGTGCTGGGGCGAGCTGGCCGGAGGAGATCGTGGAGGGAGTGCTGGAAAATGTCTGAGACACATTGGAAAAAATTATCTGACCCAAATTATTTGGGCTCATGGGATTTTCAAAAAGGAGAGGAACGAACCTTGACTATAAGCCGGGTTGTACAAGAAGAGGTTGTCGACATGGAAAAAGTAAAAAAAGATGCCAAAGCTAAAAAGAGCTGTATAGTGGCATATTTCCGCGAAAATTCCAAGCCTATGATCCTGAATAAGACTAACTGTAAAACAATTCAAGAGTTATACAAAACGCCAATTATTGAGAAATGGGCCGGGTGCGCAATTACGATTAAAGTAGAAAAAGTCAGGGCATTTGGGAAGATGGAGGAGGCATTGCGAGTTAAGAGTAAGGATGCTGAGCCTGAGTCTGAGCCAGAACAAGCGCCACAACCAGTTCCTCCCTCAATACCATTCTGCCATGATTGTAACAACGAAATAACCGCTCTGGGAAAATACACCGCTGAACAAATAGCCGCGGTAAATCAAAAGCGTTACGGTGTGCCACTATGCGCTGAATGCAGTAATAAGCGAAAATCCGAGGAGGTAAAAGCAGATGCAGTTGACGAATGAGAATTATTTTTCGCCTGAAATGATGTTGAAATATATGTCTACAAGCCAATTTAAGAGCTTTGAAAATTGTGAGGCTGCGGCATTGGCAGAGGTCAGAAATGAGTACGCAAAAGATAGGGCTGTTTACAAGGAAGGTCATTATTTCGAGGCATGCATAACCGGCAACGAGGAACTATTCTTGCTTCAAAATCCCGACATGGTTTCCAGCAGGGGGGCCACCAAGGGCGAATTGAAAAGTAATTTTAAAAAAGTCATCGGGAGCGTGGAAGCCTTTAAGCGGCAGGAAATGCTTATGGATATCGTAAGCCGCTGCGAGAAACAGGTGATTGTCACCGGCGAAATTGCCGGCGTACCATTCAAGGGTTGCGTTGACTTCCTGGACCCAGAAACATTGGAAGGCTTTGATTCCAAATGCATAAAAGACTTCAAAAAAGTTTGGAGCGAGACCGATAAGATGAAAATCGGATGGTATTTTGCATACGGATACCATTACCAAGCTGCGATTTACAAGGAACTCATAAAGCAAACTTATGGCAGAGCAGGCCAACAATACATATTAGCTGTGAGCAAAGAGGATATACCGGACATTACCGCGCTCTATTTTTCAGACGAAATTCTGGACAATGCATTAGAAATTATCAAAGAATACGCCCCCAGATACGCCAAAATCAAAACGGGATTAATTATACCAGAACCATGCAGTACATGTGATTATTGCAAGTCTCAAAAGGTTTTGATTGGTTTTGATATGATAATGGAGTTTGAATAGTATCAATAATAATAAATAGTTGATATTAACAAGGAGGTTATTAATGAAAACTATAGAGGAATTAGGCGATACGCTATGCAATTATTGTTATGAAACAGAACGCGGAGCCAAAGCAACCATATTAACCCCAAACGGTCCGTCAATGTGCGAGGGTCGTTTCTGTGGCAACGCATACGACAGATATCTTGAAGAGGAAGAGGAGGATGACGAGGAGTGAAAACAACAAAATTAAAAATCAAAAATGTACTTGGAATAAAAGAGTTGGAGCTTAACGGCGAATCCGTTGAGCTCACCGGCACAAACGGAGCCGGGAAGTCCTCTGTACTTGACGCAATCAGAAAGGCCCTGACGAACGACTTTCCACGCGATGTCATTGTCCGGCAGGGTGAAAATGAAAGTGAAATCCTGATTGAAACTGATTCCGGACTAAAGGTTGAGCGGAAAATTAGAGCCGACAAAGCTGACTATTTCAAGGTGACGGAAAACGGTAAACAGATTCCTGGGCCGCAAACATTTTTAAACGAAATCTTCACGCCCTTGCAGCTTAATCCAGTCCAATTTACACAAATGTCGAGGCAGGAAAAGAACCGGATGATATTGGACCTTATTGAATTTGATTGGGACCTGAATTGGATCAAAGAGCAATTTAGCGAGATACCAGCCGGCATTGATTACGGGCAGAATATTCTGCAAGTCTTGAATGACATCCAAGCTGACAATGGCGAGTATTACAAGGATCGGCAAGAAATAAATTCGAGGGCCCTACACCTACGAAAAACCATTGAAGATATAGCCTCTGAAATACCGGCGAATTACCAGGCTAAGAAATGGGAGGATTACAACCTGGGAGGTAAGTATAAAGAGCTTGAGACTATCCGGGAATCCAACAATGTAATCGAACGAGCAAAAGCTTTTAAAGACAGCTATGACGGCAAAATTCGAAGTCTGGAGGCCAACAAGCAAATCGCCATAACCGCCGAGGAGAAAGCTATCACTAATGAGAAGCAAGGGCTATTATCTAGCATCGAGCGCCTTAAGGCCGAAATCAAGGCAGCAGAAGAAAAGCTTCTCACGTTGGACGATAAACTAAAGGACAAAATAAAAATAGCGGAATCTGAGTACCGGGAGCAGGTCGCAATGCTTGACAGTGATATCCAAATTGCCAACAAATACACAGGTAAAGATATTGCTGATATATCTGGCCTACAATCCGAAATCGAAACCGCTGAAAAAATGAAGCTGCACCTGAACGAATACCGGCGCTTGATGAAAACAAAAGAAGAATGGAATGATCTGACCGAGCAAAGCAAGGAATTGACCCGGAAAATTGAGTTAGCGCGGGAGTTGCCTAGTGAGATATTGAAGACGGCCACAATACCAGTTAAGGGACTCACGGTTAAGGATGGCATACCGCTTGTAAATGGATTACCAATAAGCAATTTGTCTGAGGGAGAACAATTACAACTATGCGTTGACGTGGCAATCAGCAAGCCCAGCGGGTTACAAATCATCCTGATTGATGGCACTGAGAATCTATCAACCGAAAACCGGAAGCTGCTTTACCAGAAATGCAAGGAAAAAGGGTTGCAATTCGTTGCGACAAGAGTGACGGACGACAATGAACTAATTGTGACGGCATTGTAAAAAGCAACAGGGAGATGTTTATATGACATACAGACTTGTTATTGATGGTAATTTGTCCAACCTAAATGACTATATAAAACAGCTCAATATTAACAAGTTTCGAGGAGCAGAATTAAAAAGGCAATCGGAACGGCTAATAACAACACACATAAAGCGACAACTTAGGAACGTAAAAATATCAAAACCAGTACATATTGATTACTTATGGATTGAACCCAATCACAAACGCGATCTTGACAATATATGTTCGTTCGGCATGAAGGTAATCCAGGACGCTCTTGTTTCAAGCGGCGTCCTGGAGAACGACGGATGGAAGAATATAGTTGGATTTACTCACCGATTTGCTGTGGATGCGAAAAACCCAAGAATTGAAATAACGATAAAGGAGCAATTATCATGAATAATGTGATTTTATGTGGCCGGTTTACCCGTGACCATGACCTAAGATATTCCCAAGCCGCCGAGCCCATGGCAATTTTGTCAAATAGCTTGGCAGTAGGCCGAAAATACAAAAGAGACGAGACGGATTTTATTAACGTCAAAGCGTTCGGGAAAACGGCTGAAAATATTAACAAGTTTTTCAGCAAGGGCAGATTGATCCTAATTCGAGGTCATATCCAGACTGGCAGCTATGAAAATAAGGAGGGCCGGAAGATATATACAACCGATGTCATCATTGACGATTTTGAGTTTACTGGCGAGAAGAAGCAGGAAAATGATTCGCCGGCCTATACGCCGCAGCCTGAATATGCTGCCATTTCGGAGGACGTGCTTGAGGATGATGATCTGCCTTTCTAGCCAAGTTTCAAATAAGGGGCGTGAATAAATGGCTAATCCACAAAAAGAGAATGGCTTTACGCCTATTTCCAACGAAATATTGGAAAATATAATGAAAAGTCAGCTAAACGGGACGCAATTCAGAATTATTCTTGCTGTATGGCGTCATACATATGGATTTGGTAGAAAATCACATGAAATGTCGGATACTTTTTTGAGCGTGGCCATTGGAGCTCCCAGACAGCAAATAGCAAGAGAAATTAAGCCTTTAATAGCACGAAAAATTATTTTGGTTATAAAAGATGCAACGTTTAATAATGCAAAAATTATTGCATTTAATAAGGACTATGAGGCATGGATTACCCCACAGGCACCTACGTCGATTACAGGCAACTACGTAGATGCGTCTACAGGCAACTACGTAGATGCGTCTACAGGCAACTACGTAGATGCGTCTACAGGCAACTACGTAGATGCCCAAGAAAGAAATATTAAAGAAAACTTTAAAGAAAACTTTAAAGATAAAAAACATAGTGCATGCGCAAAGAAAAAAACCGCAATTTTCATTCCGCCAAAACTTGATGAAGTACAGATATATTGTCTTGAGCGAAACAACTCAATTGACGCACAAGCCTTTATTGACTTTTATCAGTCCAAAGGATGGATGGTAGGCAAAAATAAAATGAAAGACTGGAAAGCTGCTGTCAGGACCTGGGAGCGCAACCGGAAAGATAGCGCTCAACCACGACAACAATTTAAAACCGCATTCGAACGGACGATGGACACAGCCAAGGAAAGCATTGAAAAATATAACAATGGGGAGTTGAACAGAATTGACATATGACCAGGCGGTAACGCTGACAACATTGATTTCGGCAGCACAAGGCGTCTCGTTCGCTGACCCGGCAAAAATACAGGTATGGTTTAGCCTTTTGGAAGATTTGGATTTTACCACAGCCCATTTAGCGCTCAAGAAATTATTACGAACCGAGGAATTTAATATAACGCCGGCACATATCAGAAAGGCTTGCGTTGAATTAGCGGAGCCACAAATAGACATTCTTGGTGCGTGGCAAGCGCTGAATAATATCATTGGCTTTGGTCGGTATTGTCAAAAAGAGGCTATGGAATACGCTGAAAAGCAAAACCCAATAATTTATCAAATTGTTAAAAGTATAGGCTTTATCAATCTTTGCAATAGCAACCCTGAGTTTTTGCGGCCTGAATTTCAAAAACTCTACCGCGAGGCTATCAAGGCTTCAACCCAAGATAAAATGCTGTCAGACAAAGTAAAAGTATCTATTGGGACATTGCGAATGAAGTTAGAGCAGGAACATTATAAGGGTTTGGCGCTAGAGGGAAGTGATTACTATTAAGTGCTATACATGTACCGATACCGGATTTATAAGACTCACAGAGAAAGACGGAAGCGGGCTTGAATGTGAACAATATTATCTCTGTAATTGCGGCAAGGAATACGCGGGATACTCTCATGTAATGAAAAAAATTGAGGCTATTCCGTTCTGGGAAAGTATTGTTAACGATCTGATCAAGGATAACCATAAAATTTTCGATAACCCGGAATATGTGACACGCTCAATCAAGGATATTCTTAGGGCATTTGGAACAGATTTGCCGATCGATAAGAGCGAGGCGGGATGACATGGCCGGCAAATACACCTCCATCCACGACGACATACTAGTATTCCACCGAAAACATGCTAAAGCCAAGGACGACGCTGCCTGCCTGGCTTGCATCATGGAAATGCAGGATATACAGGCGAGGTATGACGGATCGGAATTCGTGACGGGTATGTTGGCGGCGACAGTGGAGGAGATCGAACGAATTAATTTCAAGGGAGGCACCCAATGAAAATAAGTAACCTAGGCCAACACTGCGGCGAATGCGGTCTGATAAGCTATTGCGGTAATCCGTCTTGTTACTGCCTCTGTGCTGACGAAAGATTTTTCGAGGTAGACGAGTACGCCTATGAGCGGATCGCGGAAAATGCTACCGACATAAAAAAATTAGACGTTTGCGCTGGCTGTGTGCGTGGAGATTGCGAGCCTTACAGATACAGCGAAACGGATTACGCGGACGAGGCGTGCGAATTTAACGACGAGGCAAGGGATAATTACTGCAAGCAGGTGGCGGATTATGTGGCGGGGATAATACACCGCCGTCAGATACCCTCTCAATAAACGCATTTAAACGCATCAAAAGCACAGGAGGGATTATTGTGAAATGCAAATGCGGAAGCAGCGAATTTGCAATCATGCAGAAAGATAATCACAAGGGCTTATATTGCTCAAATTGCGGCAAATGGCAAAAATGGCTTGGCAAGAATGAATACAATTTGTTAAAAATTCAGGGTGTAAAAGAAATTGAAGAATGATT